ATAATCTAAGGCACCTTCATCAAACGAGTTGATTGCTAAGTGCGCAGCACAAGATGCTGAAAATTCATTTACTATATCAAAATATGTTTTCATAGTCCAGGCTCGTCAGGAAATAGTAATTCTGATTTTGCATTAAATTCACTTACTGTTTCTACTGGAATTGATTTAGACATTCCTTTAGCGATAATGGGAGCACACGCTCCTGAATCTAATATGTCTTGTAGTGTTTGTTTTGAAATCATATGAATGGCTGCAATCTGGTTTAGATTGTAACCCTCATTCAACATTGATTGTATTTGTTCTCTTGTCATCTTATTCTTGATATTTTAGTTTCTGCTTGTTTACGTGCTTTTTCTAATTCTTGGTTATAGTCTTTTTCTATGGATAAATAATTTAATACAAATATGAAATTCAAATCTGTGATACTCTTATCTCCTGTGATTGTAAGGATGGTAGTTTTTGATAAATGATAAATTGAAGCAAACCATCCCCAATAGGTACCGAAGTCAGTTTCTTGATTATCTCCATCCTCTTCTTCTTCTCCGCTTTGTTGCTCAACGAAGAGGCTTGTATACTTAGTAAGGAGTTGCTTGCGACTGCTAAAAAAAAAGCCAACGCACCTAAAGCAAATGATACAGGTATAGTAGCCATTAAATCAGCTTGCTCAGCATTTTTAGAAGAATTATATTTTTCTATAGTGTAGTATTTGAATAGGTTTTCTACTTTACCAAATCCAACCTTAAATGTTTTAATAAAATTCCATTTAACACCATTGAATGAATGTTTGGTGATTGGTCTATATAGAATAGCCATTATTTCTTCGAGATTATCATTGGGTGCTTTCGCCAGCCTCTCTAAATCCACATATTCGCCCAATGTCATTTTAGCAATTGAGCTAAACCCGTATAGAACACCATTTATCTCTATTACTGGGAAGAATTTAGAATCTACATCTCCAAACGTTTGTAATATTTTAAGATAAGTGGATTGTACCTCTTGTGGTGTTAATGCCTCTATCTCCTTCTGGGAGGTATTAGATAAGTAAGAGATAAAGTTTATCATCTTAGAAGCAGTAGTATCGTCATCTAGTGACTTAAAATACTTCCAGTCCTTAATACTTAAATAATTAGGGTATTTTATGTTTAATTCCATATGTAGATAAATATGTTACTTAGAGTTTAGATATATGGTAATGTAAGAAAGCCCTTTCGGGCCTCCTAATGTAAAGTAGAAATGTCACAAACTACAATTACATACAATAAATAACGATAAGAGGGGGAGGGGGAAAATAACAATGGCAGTAGTTAGATGTAAGGGGGGACTAAAACCCCCTCCCCATTATCGCTGTATAGATATAAAACCTTGATTACCTATTGGCAAGCTTATTTTCAACACGTTGTGCCATATCAAATTCACCTGAAGTACCATATTCAGCAAATGCCATTGCAATTCCTAATACCTCAGTAAGTGTACATTTCATACCCTGACCATTGACATAGTCAACAGCTGCTTTTAATGATGATTGACGAACGATAGATTCGTGTGTGTTGTTATTCTGATACATTATTTCTCTTCCTCAATAATTACGTTGAACGAACCCATAATAGTGAAACTATTGCTGTTGTCCATGTAGTTAATTTCTACACCTTCACTACCGAAGCGTGTTTGTGGACGTGATGATGAGATAAATGTACGCATTATATCTCCTTTTGTTGAAACCAATTGTGTTTTAAACATGACCTTTGTTATTTGTGTTGTTATTATATATACAAATATACGAACGAAGGGTGGCATTGCCACCCCTCATTCATATTACTTTTTAAAATAAGTTAAAAACTTATCTGTGAACTTAAATGCCCATTCAAGGTCATCTCCAGTTTGGTTAGTTAAAGCCCAAAACAATCCTTCTTCGAGGTCATCCCACATAAAATTTATTTCTTGGATACCATTAATTTCCTTCCATACAATAAGCACACCGCTATAACCCTTATATGTGATGTTAAAATGTTTGGTTTTTCCGTTAATAACGGCAATTTTTCCTTTATCTTCTAACAACTCAATACCTACATTTATTTTTCTACCTTTTGACATTTTTGACATTTTTTAATTATACCCCAATATACGAACGGATATTCGTATATCCACGTTTACTTCATAAATGTATCAAAAGATGATTTAAATGTTGGGTGTCCATTTTCAACTGATATAGGTTGTTCTGGGAAACATTTATCGTATACTTGCTTAATTAGGTGTTCTGCCTCACCTGATTCCATCATCAATTGAGTTACTTGCTGGGCGAAATCAGTATTTGAATCACATCCAAAACGTACCCATTTCTCAGCATAGTTAGGTAGAATAAAAACATAGAATGTTTCCTTAGTGCCTATAATTTTTGCTACTATTGAATTTTCATCTATTTTATTACCATTATATTCCTTAACTAACTCTATATCATATAAATTTAATTTATTATTTTTATGATCAGCTCCGAACTTATTATATTTTTTCATATTTTAAATATTATGGGGTAAAGTTATCAACAATTTCTTGCGTAGTCACGTTTAAGTTTATCTTACGTTTGAACCCCAAGCAACCTTAGCTGCTTCACTCATTTTAGGACCACCAATATAAATTCCAGATTTCTTAAATGCTATCTCATTACGTGCTAAATTAGCTAACCAAATAGCATCCACGATATCGTCATGAAAACCAGATGGGTGAGTAAATGAAATAGTACCTGTGTTGTTTATCTTATAGGTAAATGCTGATAATTCGTTATAACATTCAGGCATTAATTTCTTACTTGGTAATTCAATCATTCCAGACTCGATGTCGGCAATGAGCTTCCTGATTCCCCTGGTTTTAGATTCATTCGTTGTCGTAAATCCTGTAACCTTGATTCGCTCGGATTGTATGAGCTCAAGAATTGCTCTACCGATTCCATTGCTTTCACAATATCCTCCTCTAACATTATATTTTCGTAATTCAGTACAGATAGTCTTTCCAGCATCTTCAAATGTCGTCCCATTAAATCTAAGAATCTTTGCTGTGCGACCGGACTCTTCAATAATGGAGCAAACGGTAAAGTCATTAGCGAGTCCAACGTCAACTCCGAAATAATAATTTGCATTTCCTCTAGGTTCTTCCCATCCATCTCTTATACATACATTTTCTAAATTGCGGAAAACATCGTTTGTTGCCTCGCTGAATTGTGCTTCATATTCCTGTAGGTAAATTTCCCACGGTAGTGATGATGCTTGTGAACTAATAAAATCAAGGTCTATATGCGGGTTATCTGCGCTTCTACCCTTGAATGATATGGTCTCGTTATTTGGGTTTGATCCACGTAAATACCACGTATAGAACCAGTTTTTTGCCTTAGGTGTTGATATAATTAGGCATTTCTTTCCAATAGCAGACAAAGTAGGAAATACAGCCTCATTTATTGCTTCCTCCCTTACATATGCTGCCTCGTCCACAACCATGAAATTAAAGGAAAAACCACGAATGGTATTATAGTTATCGGTTGAAAGAAACTGTAGAGTAGAACCATTAACGAACTCAATATTAAGGTCGGCTTTATTCTGTTTTGTAATAATTTGGTGTGATGCATTGGTTAATTCATTAAATACTTTTTTACATTGATTGTAGATGGGGGCTACCCATGCTCCTTTATTACCTGGATTTGATAATAACCAATATAGCATCAAGTTCTGAGCAAGTAATGACTTGCCGAATTGACGACCAGTAGCAACCACCCCAAACTTATGAGCGCTATCAGCAAAACCATTAATAATGGTTTCTTGCCCTGAATGAGGTGTAAATAACGTAACATCCATTTATTGTTCTAGTTTAGCCAATCCAGCGTCTGTTCCCCAGTTTAATTGGATATTGCCTGTTAACTTAACTTCACTACGTTCGATCTCGCCTCCACGTATTTTGTTTCTGTATTTTATTACCTCTAACCAAATGCGTCTATCGTTTTCTGCTATTGCTTCTTCCTCTAGGCGTTCTAATTTCAATAGTGTTTCATTAACTGATTGTTTTACACTATCTTCAAAATCATCAGTGATAATTTTCCAAGCCTCGTTCCAAACTAGGTTAGCGTATTTGCGGTTAGCACCATATTTCTCCACATACCAGGAAGTAAATTGCGACCAACCTGACCTATTATCCAAGATATAATCAACACATTCTTGTAGATTGTTGATGTTCTCTATTTTATTGCTCTTGCTCATTATTTTTTTTCTTACCAATTCTACCTGCTCCTGGTTTAGGTGGTTTAGTTCGCTTATACATATTGTCAGTACACGTGTATATACTTGATATATCCATATTGTTGTATATAGCACGATCTATTTGGTCAATACTTAACATGTCACGTTGTCCTAACTTAACCCATTTTTTATCGTTATATTTTCCTCTAGGATTCACTTTTTGTTTGGATGGACTAAACCCCTGTTTCTGTTGACTCATTTTCTATAACTGAATTGGCTATTGCCTCTATTTGTGATTTGTGTTGATCAAACATGTCTGACGTTATTCGTGCTAACGCAGGCAACTCGCAGTTGCACCCCATATGCACAGGATTACCTCTCATCATCCCTAATGCTCCCAATATTGCACCTTGATGGTTTCCTATTTTACCGTGACCTCTAATTGGGGCATACGTTGCTAAAATCCATTTAGCATCTTCAACTGTTATGTTCATTTTTTTCTACGTTTGTTTGTCATATGTTTTACCTTATGGTATGATTTTCTATCAACTGGGTAACCATATTGTTTTTGGTATGCGATTTCTTTTTCACCTGCTCGTTTTGCACTAGTTTCTGTTTCAATTATCTCTAATGTCTCCATCTTATATTGCTTTGCCCTACGAGCGGGATTATCAGTTACCCCAATTTTTACCCCTTCAATATGGTAGATAAAGTATTTAGGTTTGGTCGCCATCTAGAAATTCTATGGTTAAATCGATTAACCTTGTTAAGACAGCCACTATAGCGGCTTTCCAAATGTCTTGCGTGTACATCAATGTAGCCCAAAAACTAAAACACATACTACACGTTAATACAATAATGACAGATTGTAACCATCCCCAATTGCGTGAAACCATTGTTCTAATTAAAAAATTAATTATACGTTCCCTTACTGAATGTAGTGGGGTAAATAATTTTACTATCATAAGAGATAGTGCTGAATATCCTAATAACTCTATCATTTTGCTTCCTCGAATCCGTTATGTGTTTCCTCTAATTTTGCTATACGCTCGCGTTCCCTAATTATCTCTTTATAGTTGTCGTAGAGCATAATATAACCATTGTCTTGAAGGAAATTAGTCATCATCTCTAATTCTGCTTCACAATCTGTTTTAACTACTGGAGCAGGTACATTTGTAGGGTTACGATCTTCCTCTGATCTGAATTCAAATCCCATAATTTATTTATTTTTTAGTTGTTCAAGATATTCGCGTACTGTTTTCTTTATTAGATCGCGATTATTATTGTTTACATTTGTTATTTTCTTAGATAAATTATTTAATTGTTTATCAAATTCATCTAAGCGTATGTCTGTCTTACTGGGTGCGTTTAATTTGCGTTTAATACGTGTAAAATATCGCTTTATAAGCGCTAATAACCGAGGACCATACAATGTAGCGAGTATGATGTTGATTATAAGTAATAGGATGTAGTATATGTGTATCATAGGCAGTTGTTGTCGCATCTACAACGCAAAAATTGTAACGCGTTCTTGATATCGTTAACTAAGGAATTTTTGGTTATATTATATTTTTTCTGGATTTCCTCAAATGTCAAACAATCTTGATATTTGTCCATAAGAAGTTGACGATGATAAAAACTCATAGTATCCATTTCGCGTTTAAAGCATTGATACCATTCAAAATCAGCAAATGGATCTGCACCTGGATCATCTTCATTATTTAACTCAGGTAAAGCACCTGAACGAGTTGACATTTTAAATTTTCTTACTTCATTATAAAATGGGGAAGTACTAGATTGAATATGACGAGTACAAGTAACTAAAATATACCAACCAGCTTTCTCTTCACTTATCATCTGATATTGTACCTTTAATGGTTTTTTTAGGAACTGGAGTGTAGCAACTTGAAGTAAATCATCTGCATAATCCTTCATTGGTCCTGAGCTCTTACAAATTTTATGTTTTACTTCGTGTTGCAACCATCTCATATTATTACGAAACCATCTCTCTCTATCAGCTATTATTTTATCTTCTTCTTCTCTAGTCATTATTTAATCAAAGTATTTATTTTCACACCCCACACCCATATCTTCAGGAAACAAATCTTTATACAAAACTGAAGCATAATTTATAATTTGATTGACCTGATCCAACTATATCTCTATAGAAGTGCTACGCCGGTGCGCCTAATAATAATTATTATAATATAATGTCAAAATCGAGGAATGCCAAATTTAATTACCCCTACTTTTTGCTTTATTTATAACTTCATAAATTGAACTTGATGGTATGTTTAATTTAGTAGCAATATCTACAGGACGCAACCCTAAATTTAGTAACTCTAATACTTGAGAATATACTGATGACCATCTACTATTAGAGAATGCCCTACCAGTCGCTAATGTTTTTTTAGGTACAGTACGATGGTGACGAGGGACTAAATCGCAATTTTCCTGACGAGTAACCCACATTAAATTATCTGCTGAATTATTACTTGTGTTATGGTCGATATGATGACATTCCATTTTAGGTAATGGTGCTTGACCTTTAAATGCTTTTAAGATAACTCTATGAAGAAGAACTGCTGTTTTTTTACCATCTTTTTTATATGGTTGAACTGACCAGTAGTGGGTGTATTGATTGTATGTAGGGGTAAGCTTTAAAACGCGTTCTTTACCGGTTTTAACAGCGGACTCTTTACCTCTCGTATCACGCCATACTTCACCATTAGGTCTCGCGTAATACGTTGGAAAATCATCTATTGGGATTACATCAGTAGGTAATTCTTCAAATATGTTTTTATCTAATTTACGCCATTCATCCTTTACTTTATTGTATTTAGGATTTAGTTTACGCCATTCGCGCATATAAGCGTTTCTATCAGTGTAAAATAGTTCTTTTAGGTGGGGGTATTTTGCTTTTCGTGACATGTTTATTGTTTTATTGTTATACGTCGTATAAATATAATGTAAAAACGTCAAAAAACCAAGTCGTATTAAAAAAAATAGGGGGCATTTGCCCCCTTACTTTATATTGTGTGTTGTGTTACTCTTCTATTATAGAAAATAAGTAAATAGAATTAAATGTAAACGGAGCATCAATTTGATCTACTATCAAATTCCAATCAGGTTCACCTGGATATAATGTATGGTATGGTCTATGAATTAATGAACCAGTTACATTACAGTAAAACTGTTCATTTTTATCATTTGAGTTAACTACTACTACTTCTGTTATCATGCGTAATGGCCGTATTTAGTTTTTAAGTATCCTTCTATTTTTAATATATCAGTTGCACTAACACTACCTGTATAAACAATTAATTCAGCTACAAATGCATTTAGATGTGAGTCTGCCCCAGTATCAACGAATCTACCTAATCTAGGGTCAGCTGTTGAAGGTGTTAAAGGAGCACTACCCCAAACAGTAGTACCACGAGCTACACCATTTACTCTAAATGATGTCGTACTTCTATTTGCCCAATCTGACCATTGTACCATAGCGGTATTCCAACTTCCTGTTGTAAATGGATTATTAACACCAGAACCTGATACTTTAGCACCACCTGCAGCATAGTTATCAGTACCATAAGAAATAAAAGCATCTGGGTATGTTTGTGGACCCCAACCTACACTTGTTCTACCACTACTTCCTTGAGTAATATAAACACCATAATGAGCTGTAGCTTGAGTTTTTTGGTTAGTAACAACAAACATTGTAAAGCTATTGTTAATATTAGCTGCAACCCAAGGTTTAGGACCACTATCAGAAGCTACAATATCCATAAATTCCTCCGAAGTATTAGTAAAATTAACAGCATTTAAGTTATTAATTGCGGCAATTGAAGATGAATAAGATGGTCTTCGAGGTGCAGATGATTGAGTAGCAAAGTAATTTTTACCCCCTTGATCAGCCCATCCAACAACATCAGTACCTGATAAAGTTATACCTTGTTGGGCATCCCACCAAATTTCCAAATTAGCAACATCAGTTGGTAAAAAGGGTACTTCTCCTGAAGCAAAATATGCAAATGGTGTAAACATTAACTAAATTTCTTTAAACCAGTACCAAATAATGTTGTATTATCAAAAGCGATAAATGT